ACCATGTCACCCGGCCTGTACGTGCAGATGGCAGGGCGCGGCCTGCGTATAGCCGAGGGCAAAACCGATTGCATGGTTTTGGACTTTGCAGGTGTAGTTGAGCAGCATGGCCCCATCACCGCCGTGAGGCCACCGCCCAAGAAGGGCGATAAGCAGGGTGAAGCACCCGTGAAGGTCTGCGACCAATGCCAAGAAATCTGTCATCTGTCGGTGCGCGTCTGCCCGGCCTGCGGCGCTGAGTTTCCCGAGCCAGTGAAAGCAGTATTAAAACTGTCTAACCTTGACATCATGGGCGTGGAAGGCACCGACATGGATGTGACCGCCTGGACATGGCGCAAGCACTTGAGCCGCGCCAGTGGCAAGGAAATGCTGTCCCTGACCTATTACGGGGGCTTGTCTGACCCGCCAGTGACCGAATACCTGGCAGTGACTCACGATGGCTACGCCGGAGAGAAAAGCCGCCGACTATTGGCTGAGATAGCACACAAGGCAGATATTGCGCTTGACTATGCAGCTGCCGACCTGCACGAGATGGCGCAGCAGCTCACCGAAGGCCAGCCGCCGAGCCAAATAGAATACAAAAAATCTGGTAAGTTTTTTACAATACTTAAAAGGACATGGAACCAATGAAACACCCAGAACCCGAAATCGTCACGATCTATCGCAAAACCCTGAAAACCATGCCGCCCAAGGTCTGTCACCTTTGCGACAACTATAATAAGCATGGGGTTTGCGATGAATTTAATGATGTGCCGCCCGAGTCATTTGCAAGTGAGCCAGATCAATGTGATCTGTGGGTTGAGGAGGTGCCGTTTTGAATAGCGAACACTTAGAGCAGGTGCGCCTAGTGTCATGGTTTCGCAAGACCTATCCTAATACCCGCATCCTTGCAATACCCAATGGAGGCATCAGATCAGCCAGCGCAGGGGCTAATTTGAAAGCCGAGGGGGTGAGTGCAGGGGTGCCTGATTTGGTCGTTCCTGCGTGGCTGCTATGGGTTGAAATGAAACGAGAGTCAGGTGGCACAGTCTCGCCAGCACAGCGCGATTGGATCGGCTATTTGGAGAGCATAGGCCACCAGGTCATAGTGGGCCGGGGCTTTGATGATGCTAAAGCGCAGATCATAAAAAAAGCCCCATTCGGGGCTTAGAGGTCAAGTAGGACAGCGAGCAGTGCCGCCAACAAAAGGCTAATTAAAACGAGCATCAGCGCGGCCCCGTTCAATCAGCGTACGGGCATATGTTTGGTCTTCGGGGCGCTCGCTGGAGAGCATGGCGCGTATTTTGTAGGCCACAGCCTGCGCCTTATCTGATCCTTGCGCCCGTTCAAACGCTGCGCCAGCATTGATATAGTCAGATTCTGGGTGGTTCACGGCAGCACTCTTGCACATACGCCGCGCACCTGATTGACACTGTAAATATTATGATTATTAATGTTATCATAAATATAGGTCAGGGCTTCAAGATAAAAACCCATTTCCTCTTTCAAATCATTTATTTGGGTTTGTAGTTCTTCAACCGTAGGGGATGGTGGCGTGAAGGGCGAGAGGGCTTGGGCAATAGTGGGGTGCATTATGGTTGCTCCTTAGTTACAGCAGCAAAATGGGCGCGGGTGTTGTCTATGTTTTCAATCAATTCTGAAGTAATCATGTTTTCAAACCATGCCCACGGCATGACGTTTTCGTTGCCGTCACGCAACGCATCTAGCACATCGTCATAATCAAAACTTGCAGGGTAATCAGTCAGCCACTCATTGAGGGCGAATCTTTCAGATGTTTTCATGATTTACCTTTCAAAATGTAAGCACATCAAACCAAGCCAATAGAAGCAAGGTTAAACCAATTGAATATGCTAGCACGGCTAGCAGATCCATAGCCGCAGCGCGGCGCTTTTCGAGGGCCTCTTGAGAGGGGGAATAGGTGTAGCGGTGCATGATGTTTACGCCTTGTAATAAGTTGTTTTCTCCCAACCACCGTTGCCGTGGCGCACGGTTTTGATGGCAATTCTAGGGATGGTCTTGTCAACCATTTGGGTGACTTTTTCGTCACCCTCATAGGTGCAGTCGCTGGCCCCCGCAATGCGGGTCAATTGACCCTTTTTGGAGACGCTATAAAACGTCTCAGAAAAATTAAACCCCCCCGATATAGTATCGGGGGCTTCGGACATTGGGTTATATGTGATCTTCATTTTTAAATTCTCCTGTTGGTTATAGTCTGCAAAATACAGACCCCTAAGCTCACGGCATGAGCTTAGAGAGTGCATTTAAATACCAGCCTTTAAAATCTTATCGGCCGCGCCAAATATTCGCTGTGCTGACTTGTCGCTTATTTCGCCGCCGGATAACCAGCCTTGGATGTAGCCCCGTGATTCAATCAGACCGGGCAGGCCAAGCACACTGCAAAGAATATAAGCCACTGACTCAGCTTCAACTTCGCGGATGTCCTTGGGTGTACGGTCATCATCGTGCATGGCGTTTTCTGTAGTGTGACCCAGAACCACGTGAGCCAATTCGTGAAAACGGGTTTTATGGGGCAGTGCGGCTACTGGATTGATTGCAATATTTTTGCCCTGCGCATAGCCCTGAGAATTACCATTTGGCGAGTCAAACCGAACTTCAGTTATATCAAGGTTTTGCAGTGCTTTGCACTTGTCCCAGTTAGGCACTGGAATTTCATTTACATAATCCGCGCCTTCGGTCTGATCTAAGGTAAACCAGTTGTTTTTAAGGGTGAACCATTGAAAGCACTCGCCCGTCTTAGCCCCAGCATCGTCTTTTTTATTGATTGTCACCGGCATAACCAGTGCAATAGCTTTTTCGCCTTTCTTAACTTGGCGGCCCAGCTCAGACCATCTTTTATATGTAGCTATCGGTGCCAAGCCCATGCCGCGCCCTTGGAGCTGTGACCAAGCCAGCAGTTGGTTTCCCATGCTGTAATTGTGAAATGCACGATAGCATGAGCTGATAACACCAGGCTGGGTTACAGCATCAGTTAGCATTGATGACCATGCTACGGTCTTTTGGTTTTCCATGTTTTCTCCAATAAGGTTATCGGGACAATTCCCGCCACTGCCCACAGCATGGGCAGGGACTGGTGCTGTCTTATGCAAACATTGGCTCAATTGCAGTAAGGATCACATCCTCTGCTTTGTATGCGCTGACACCACCACAAGGTTCAAAGACTGCACCAGACTCGCATTTGATGCGGAAAGCATCGGCAGTCTTCCAGTCTGCAAAGCGCAAATAAGAGTGATACAGGCGACCTTTAAACGGGCCATCAACGAAACGCTTTGAAAAATTGACTTGGTATTTGTACATGATGTTTTTTCCTGTTGTTGATGCTGCACCGTGCTGCATCATGCGTTTATTGTAACGGATTTTGTAGCATTGCAATGGTTATTTCATACGGGTTTACCCTTACATTGTTTACACTGTTTATGCACTGTGCATAGTGTAAGATTCGGACAAAACCAAGGGTAAACCCTTACACTGTTTGCACTACTACCTTAAGGGTAGTGCATAGTGCATGGTTACTCTTGTGCATTTTTTGGTGGAAATGACGTGGTTAGGGTTTACCCTATGGTTTGGTGGTTTGGGTTTGGTGTTTTACAATTTGCTTGTGTACGCAAAGAAGGATTGATGATGGCTTATGCGATTGAGGAAGTGGTGGAGATTCAGGAAAAGCTATTGGCTGAGATTCAGACCGGGCGCAGCTTGCGTCAGGTATGCAAAGAGGAAGGAATGCCTCATCTCGCTACAGTGCTCCGGTGGGTCGCTTTGGACGCTGACTTTGCGATCAAGTACGCGCGCGCTCGGATGGCCCAAGCTGACACTTTGTTTGATCGAATGGAAGAGGTGGAAGAACAAGTCAGCGCCGGGACGATGGATAGCCACGCCGCCAGAGTAGTTCTCGACTCGATGCGCTGGAGAGCCAGCAAGCTCGCTCCCAAGGTCTACGGCGATCGCCTCGATGTCAGCGTCAGTGACAACCGCATAAGCATCACGGGCGCCCTCCAGGCCGCGCAATCACGCCTCATTGATGTCGTTGACATCACGCCCCTTGCACTGCCCAATGCATCCAGTGCATCGACCAGTGCATCAGACAACGAGGGGGAGGGGTAGGGCCGAGCGCATAGGGCCAACGGTAACGGATGCTCCACGAACAATTTTTTTATTTTTTAATAAATAAAATGCCTTTGGCATTTATTAATATTATG